TACAAGAGCAGCAGTACCAGTTGCATCGTCAATATCAGTTGCAGTAAAATACTTACTTCCTTTTGTGAAAGTAAAATCATCTGCACTGGTAGGAACTGCGGTAGGTGTTCCATCGTTTACTCTTTGGAATAAGAGGTCTTGCTCAGGCTCACGGCTGTAATTAGCAACTAGACTATTTACAAGTCCAAGAGCAATAGCATACTGAGTTGTAGTTGAAGCAGACTTGTAGAATCCTTCTTTAATCTTTTGTTGCATAAATCCAGCAATTGACCATTCCTGAACATACAATCTGATTGTATGAAGATTACTTACAATAGCTCCTAAAGAACCAGTTACACCGTTTGATCCCACGTAATCAACTTGCTGAACTTCAGCAGATTGAACACCTAGAGTATAAGATACAATGTCTCCTTTTCCAATCAGAGGTGAATGTATCAACTGAGTACCGCTTCTTGCGATAAACTTGAACTCCTGAGATGCGAAGTCAGCAGCTACCAAGTTGTCCGAAGCTGTTAGCACAACGTTTTTGTGATCAGTAATCACAATCTCACCG